CAGGTTCGTTTTAAGTCTTTGATCTGTTGGGTTTAAGGCTAGAGCTTGTGATCCGTGGTGGAACGCTTCGTCGCTGTCTCCGAGGTGGTGTGAGGCGATTGCCATGAGGTCGTGTGGTAGCCATCCCCATGCTTCTGCTTCACATAGGTAGTCGAGTGGTTTCTCGGTGATTGCTAAAGCCGAAGATGCTGCGTTGCGACAGGCGAGCCAGTTGTGTTGGTTGTGGTAATACTGGGCTAGGTCTACCCATGATTCACGTCGGGTTGGTGATTCAGCGATGGCACGGTACAGGTGGTATTCGGCTGCTTGTGGAACCATTTTGGCTAGATACCTGTGCGATGCTGCTCGTTCTGGGAACCACGTGGATAGGTCTAGGTGTCGTGCGAAGTGGTATTGGGCGAGGCTGTAATCACCGGCAAAGAACAGTTCACGGGCTAGGTAGAACTGGTTACGGTCATCACGTGGGTCTTCTTCTACTGCAAGTTTGAGCAGGGGCAGGTATTGACTGCGGGACTTCGAGCTGTCCGGATGGTGGTGTATTTCTAGTCCGTCGACCCATGTCATTGATTCACCGTCGGTGGGTTTGAGGACTTCGTGTACGGGGTGTTTCCATGTGTAGCCGTGTCTGGCGTGGATTTTGTCGCCACCATAAACCAAGCCTTCGGACCCGTCGGGGTTCCATGACCAGATGTATTTGTATCGGGGGCGGGTCGTACCGACAGGGATTGTTTCTAGAGCCTGTCGCCAACCTGGTTGCAGTTGCTCATCCATGTCTAAAGCGATACACAGGTCAATGTCTTTGGGGAGCATGGAGAGTGCCATGTTGCGGGCTGTGTCAAATCGCCACGGACTAATAACACGGGTAACGACGTGGATGCCGAGTTGGTGGGCGACAGTGGTGGTTTGGTCTGTTGAACCTGTGTCTAGGATGAGGCGATAGTCAGCATCGGTGCAGGAGTCTGCCCATTGCTGGACATGTTTCTCCTCGTTGAGAGCGATTGTGTAAATGGCTATCTTCATGTGGTTCCCTTCTATTGGGGGTTACTCCCCTAGTGGTGTTGCTGGTTCTGGTAGGGCAGCAACTTCCTCTGGTGTTAGTTCCCGAACAATTGTTTCGCCTGTGATTGCGTCGTGAAATGTGCCTGTTAGTGGTTCGTTGCTCATGCGCTTCTTCTTCCATAAACAGTTACTGTTCCGCCAGTGAAACTGTTGCCATTGCTGTATAAACGAAAACCATCGTAAGAATCAGAAACAGTGTGATACCCGTTATTCATGTCAATATAAGGCAACACAGAACTATCCATGTAATTTTCTACTGCGTTAATTCTTGTAGTTGTATTTACTTGCGGATTGAAAAAATCTATATTCCAAAACTCAGGGTGACCACCAAAATAGCCAATCACCAATGAGTCTTGGTTGACTGAAGATTGAGAACCAACTATTGCTTGCACATATAAACGGACTCGGTTGTAATTATTACCTGCTGCTGCTGTGCCACTTTTAAGGAGTTGTAGAGTTAACGGGTCAGTACCAGCATTAGTTACAGTAGTGAGTTGAACAAAATACTGTTTATAAGTGCTAGTAAAACAATTTGATATATTTACAGTTGCGCCTGACATTGTTGCGCTAGTGATATACACAAGTCCTGAGTTTCCGACTGCGGTACCACCCGACACCTGCTGCCAAGCCGACCCACCCCAAATGTATGTCAAATCCGTGTCTGTCTCGTAAATCATCTGACCCTCGTACGGGGCTGTAGGGCGTGTCGATGACGTGCAAACACCAGGCTGGCTGCCACGAGCGTTGTTAGATATTGCCATTACGAATCTCCTGTTGATGTGCCGAAACAATAACGCTTAACTTTTTCTTTGTCGCATCACTGTGCTTAAAGCCAAGCATGGTTTTAACATCAGGTCGCAAGTTCAGGCAATCATCATTGTCAAACCATTGGTCAATGTAAAACTGTTCCCTTGTTTCCAAATCAGACGGGCTGCAAAACTCCATCACCTCAGCATCAAATGTTTGGTACTTATCAAACGAAGATTGAACATAGGCATTGACGTGTTTCCCAGTGCCAAGTTTACGGGTGTGTTCTTTCATTCTTTTGTTGAAGTTAATTGCCGACCCAATGTAAAACTTTGGTCCGATGGTGATGCAGTAAATACCGCAAGAATGATTTGTTTTTTCATCTAGTGAAAGGTTGTCCCAATTTTTACGGATGACTTCTGCGTTGTTCTTTTTGGCAAAGCGATGTCGTGCTTCGTTTTTTAATTTGAGGTAATGCTCACGATTGTTCAGTCGGTACGTTGCTGTTCTTGTTGCGTTGCATGGTTTGCAGTACGAGGCTCGCTTGCCACATTTGCGGATAGTGAAATTGGTTTTGGGTTGTTCTGTTTTGCAGCCTGGGCATTTATGTAACCCAGTTGAATTATTACTAATAGCCATCGTTATTTCCTGTATCCATATAACTGCCACTCAAATGCAATGTTTCCTGAACCGCTTAAAGAAATACGGAAACCGTCAAAAGAAGTTACATCGTTATAAACAAAACCACCGTTTCGCATTTGATATACACCGCCTTCGTATCCAATAGCATTAACCAATCCAAAACTCGTTTGTGCGGCCTGTGGGCCTTGAATGTCAATGGCTGCAGAACCTAGCAAAGTGTTTGCGTAAGTTGCCATATAAATGCCTATTTCTGCAAAAGTCGTAGCAGTACTTGTATCTCCACTTGTGCCGTTAGTTCTTAAACCACGGTAGGCATATTCATAAGTGTTATTTGAGTTAGTGCTTCCACCGCTACGAAAGTTAAATCGGACTGCATTATTAGCAACTGATTGTTGAACGGCTGTTATTTCTAAGCGGTAATTTAAGTAGGTAGATGTAAATACACCATCTACATTTAAGGCTGCTGAACCTGATTGTGTTCCACCCGTAATAAACTCCAGACCCATCGGGTTTTGTGCGGGACTGTTCGGGATAACCCACGCCGTACCATTCCACACAAGCAACTGGTCCGTGTCCTTCTGAAAAATAACTTGACCCTCATAAGGTGATGCAGGTCGTGCAGCTGTGTCGTCGATAACGCCTGGTTTGATTAGTGAACTAGCACCGATTTGTTGTGTGATACCCATTACGCAGGTCCCCCAGTTGAGCCTTCTTCAGTCCAGCCTGATGCAAGAAGTTCAGCGTATTCTTCTTCAGTCATCTCACGAACTTCATCATCAATTTGAATGTTAGGTCTTGTCATTATTTATTTCCTATATCCATAAACACTTACAGTGCCGCCAGAAAATGTCCCAGTTGCAGGATACAAAGTAAAGTCTGTGTATGAAGTAGCAACTCTATGTTCAGCGTTAATCGTTCCTATTGAGTTTGTATCTTGATAAGGAGCATTAACAATTCGTGAAAATGATGTTGCATATGGATTCAAAATATCAACACTTGTTGTTGAAGGTCTGCTTGCACCTGATGCCCCACCAATATAAGCAAACCATGAATCGTTATTTACAGCATAACCATAAAGTGTATTGCCACCACCATCGCCATAAATAAGAAAACTATAGTAACCCGTTGTGGAAGAACCAAGTCTTATTGATAATGATTGTTGTGTACTTGCGGTGCTGTTTGCCATTATTTTGTAATTGTCATAAGTGCTGCTAAAAGCATCAGTAACGGTGACGCTTGAAACTGTTGTCCCAATTGTTTGCGTCTTAACAAGTTCTAAACCACCAGGGTTTTGTGTTGTCTGATTTGGGATGACCCAAGCAGACCCGTTCCATACAAGCAGTTGGTCAGTATCTTTCTGAAAAATAATCTGACCCTCAAACGGCGACGAAGGGCGAGTAGCAGTGCTATCAACAACGCCAGGTTTCAAACCAGCAAGACCATTAGAAGAAATAGCCATCAGATAGTGCGGTCCCAACCCGTGATAGTCACAGTCACCTTAGAAGCCGTATCCGACAAACCCTGCACAGTCTCAGCCGCCTCCAACACCAAACCAGTATCCAACACAACCGTGTCAAACCCAGCCACAGGCAAATTATATGTGAAGCAGTTAGCCGCTGTAGCAGCAGAACCACGAGCCAACGTAATCAACCTGTCCACCCCATCCGTATTGCAAATAACAATCTGCTTAATCGTGTACTGATGCGACGCAGGCACAGTAAACAAAGTCGTAGTCGACGTACCCACCTGCGTAGGAACAGTCAACATTTTAGGGAATACATCACCACTAGCCATTAGAACTCCATGTTCATCATTGTGTAAGTCATTAGATTACTTGTTGTTTGTGTTGGTGCAGACGGTCCAGTCGCACCAGTAGGTCCTGTCGCACCTGTGGGTCCTGTCACTGTCGAAGCTGCACCTGTCGCACCTGTAGGTCCTGTAGGTCCTGTCGCTCCGTTGGTACCTGCTGCACCTGTCGGACCTGTCGGTCCTGTGGCTCCGTCAACACCAATGATTCCGTTTGTTCCAGCAGGACCAGTCGGACCCGTCGGACCGGTCACCGTCGAAGCTGATCCCGTAGAACCCGTAGGTCCAGTTGGACCTGTAGGTCCAGTGACTGTAGAAGCTGCGCCGACAGAACCCGTAGCACCTGTAGGACCCGTAGGTCCCGTGACTGTGCTTGCAGCACCAACCGCCCCCGTAGGTCCAGTAGGACCTGTAACAGTAGACGCAGCCCCAACTGCGCCTGTAGGTCCAGTAGGTCCAGTGACAGTCGAAGCAGCTCCGGTAGGTCCAGTAGGTCCCGTTACACCTTGTGATCCCGTCGGTCCAGTGACCGTGGATGCAGCACCAGTAGGTCCAGTTGGACCTGTCGGTCCCGTTACGGTTGAGTTAGCACCAGTGGCTCCAGTAGGTCCTGTAACGGTACTAGCGGCTCCTGTGGCACCCGTAGGACCAGTCGGACCCGTAGCACCCTGAGGACCAGCCGCAGAAGAACCAACAACCGTGATAGATGCCGAAGTAGTTAACCCAACAGTCGTAGAACCACGAACAACCTCAACGTCTGTAGTAGCCATCGTTACCGAGTCACATCAGCAAGAACCGTGACAGTCCCAGACAGAATAGTAGAAATCACACCCGAAGCGTTCTCTTGCAAATCCCAATAAAGAAAGCCAGGATCAAGAGCCGCAGTGCCAGTAGCACTAAACGTGGCGGTCAACTTCCCGTTTGGACCATCAGTTACAGCACACGTACCCGTGATGCTGATAGCAGAAATATCTGGGGTGGTGCGCATCTGAGATGAATATGTACGACCTGTAATATCGATAGCTGCGCCAACGTCATCAACCATTGTTACTTTGACGGTTTCCGTATCACCACGAGTGATAATTAAATCTTGTTTTGCAGGTGCAGCCATATCAAGGGTATATTACCATTAAACGACATACCCCGCATCGGTTAAAACCTGATGGACATTATCAGAAACAACATAGATTTGCCCTGGTTGTAGACTGTATGACTCGTTGCCGATGTCTGCTTTGACTTTGCGGTTAACTTGGATTTCAACCTTCACATCAGGCGAAACCCAGTCAGGGTTATCTAGGAGGGTGCCTTCAGGGATCAACGACAGCAACCGTCGGGTGGCGTTAGACCATGAGAAGGCTTTGGTTTCAGGGATGCGAGAAATAGCAACCTGTTTGATGGTGCCACGATTTTGGTATGCCTCCATCATCAGTTCTTCAAGTATCTTCTGGTTGGGTTCATCCCACTGCCCCACAGTCTCTGCTTTGGATTTACCGCATGGAACCACCCCAAAGGCTAGGTGGGCGAACTGGGCTTGTCCTGTGCTGTCTGACACGATTGTAGGAATACCGCTGGCAATAGCCTGCAACGGCATAAGCCCGAAACCTTCCCCACGAGCCGGTGCTACGAAACAATCAGCTTTGCTGTACCACTCACGTTGCTCGATGGGACTCATCCAAGTCCTGTTAAGAAACACCTTGTCGCCAAGGTTTTGGCTAGGCACATCCTGAGCATGAGGGGCGGCTTTGATGTGTAGTTCAGCGTCAGGGAGTTTCAAAGCATTAAAGGCGTTAACTAAAACATCCATCCCTTTGCGTTTCCATAGCGACCCGCCACCTTGGAAACGAAACACCCCATCAGGTTTAGGCATTGGTTTCCAAAACTTGTGATCTACCCCTAACGGGCAGTAGGAAACATCTTTATGAAACTCACTAAACAGTTCCACATTGTGTTCGCAAGGAACAACCACTTGATCAAACTGACCCAGCCACTTACGGAAATTAACAGGCAACGTATCGGTTTCCCACATAGAAAACAAAACCCGATGCTGACCCTCAAACCAACCCTTGCAAGCATACGGAACCTGCATATGAACACTCACAGACGCATGACGGTCTAGCGTTACAGACTTAGGAAGCGAATCCTTAAACCCCTGAAGCATCGAACCATACCCCAACTTAGGATCATCAAACCCCACCCAAGATTGATAGTTCACAACGGGGCGGGAGTGCCTTCGATTTGATGCCGAGAAGTAGCTAACTGCTCAACAGCATGACAGCCGTCAATGGTTTTAGGTTGCAAACCTTCAGCCCGTAAACGCTTATAGGCAGGCATGTCTTTAGACCAGTTCTTTTCCCGCTGGTTAATCTGGGCAACACTCTCACCCCTAGTGGTCGTAGAGTTAGACCCCATCTGAACCCCTGCAACCCTGCAACCGAAACAACCCTCAACATCCAAAAACGGATGAGTTTCCCTATGCTTCAATGTACGCCCCATATCCAGCAGCCACAAGATCGGCTTGTTCAGTAGCAGTCAACGTATGCACATGACCCCCGTGGTAGGTATAGGAAATCAACGTATGGTCAGACGGTTCAGTTTCCTGAAAAGACCCATCAGTCATTTTGAACACATTGCGTCCACGACGACCAGGGCGAAGATGGGCAAAGATCCCTCGTTCATCTGGTTCAGCCCAATACACAAAGTTATCTGTTGGGGGAATAAATGTTGCCATATCTAGATAATAACAAAAGCCCCCACCTTTCGGCAGGGGCTTTCATTAATTCCTTGTCGGAAATGATTAGGCGTTTGTACCAATGCTTGAAGCTGATTCGATACGACGGAGTGCTTCCTGACGGAATACTGCGTAACCAACGAAATGCTTCCAACCAACTGGACGGAAACGCTTCAGAAGGTCTGTAACTGT